GGCGCGCTTGGGCCTTAAGCGTCATGAGAAATTACATGGCGCTCAGAATGGGCCTCAGAGTCTCCGCAGCGGTACCAATGTTGGCCACCACTTCCGAAATCTCCCTCACTCCGTTCCCCAAGGATGATGCCGCTTTCATGGTGGTGTTCCAAGCGGATTCCGAGGCAACTGGGTGATGCACATGGCCTGACGAAGCCGGGTTCGTCAAGTCAAACCTGACACGCCACTCGATGGTTACCAAATACTCCAAGCCAATACCGCTCGGGTTGTAAACCATGATGGGTGCCCATCCTGCCGGCGCTGCGACGGTACTAGACCACGTAAGCCTGGAATCCGTGCTCGCCGTTAGCTCGGTGAATTTCGAGACATGGGACATGCTGAGCGGGTAGGAATTGCACCTAACCCCTCGTAACGCAAGCTTGCCTGCTGCCATCATGCGGGGCGCCTGGAACTCGACGAACCTGTCGAACATCTGGTTCCAGGTGTCTGTCTTGCCCCCCCAATCTGCTTGCGTTGACATAACGCCCATGTAGACCATGCCAGTTGTCGTTTGCAATGCCTCGGGATTCATGACCTGGACCGTCAACGCTGACGGTACCATCGTGGCCGCTGATCCAAAAGTCATAGGCATGGTGTAGATGAGGGCGTTGCCCGTTCCTGCGTTGTCGTTGATCGCCACACTTGCGTCAAAGTCCGTAATCGCACAAATGTTAGACCACGCCGAATCCGCGTCGTTCGTTCCCTCCCGCATAAACGTCCCGAAGATGTTCGCGTGAGTTGATGCCGAAAAACGCTTTGTCGTGCGGATCGTAATGTACGGACCAACGGCCCTCGGAAGAGCCAAGTGTGAAGGATGCGTGGCATCCCACGCAAGTAATCCACCTCCCCGGGTTGAACCAAATGCCCTGCGCGGCACCTGTCCAACTCCTTGCGCCAAGAAACGCGGCGCAGCGCGTGGCCCTTGACCACCACGTCGCGACCCAGCGTTCTGACGCTGAAAAGCTGCGCGTGCTTTGTCCCGCTTCGCTCTCGGGAGCTTGGCGATAGCACGGGCCTGTGCTGCCGTGAAAGGCATCGGCACAAAAAATCGTCAGCCTCGCAGGACAATTTGCTGTAGGCTGGAAAACGTCTGGGCGGGGGTCGCCTCGGCCGGGTCATTTTTATATGAATGAGGACCCATAAAACGAAAAAGAACAAGGACTAGCCCGAAAGAAGGCCTAACAATGTCCACCCCAAGTGTCGACGAAGTACTGGATGAGAAGCAGGACCAAAGTAAGGTCACGAGGCTTAACAATGTGCGTCATGATGTCGGCCCACCTGGCTCAATGCAGACAAACACCACTCCACACCATCTTACATACTCCACGCGAATGGTCGCGCCGCCGTGCCAAAATGGCAATCCGTAGTCATCATCGCTGGACCGTTAACCAACTATACGCCCTTACAAGCGCATAACCAGTTCCGACGTTCCCTTACGCAACCCGTGATCCTCATCGGATACACCCAGGACAGGTTACTAGGGCGCCATATCACATGACGGTCTCTCGATACGTGAACCCTCGCAAGGGCAGAGATGGCTAATCTCAATCTGGGGTCGATCTCCAGACTCACGCAAGGCCACACCTCAGGTGCATGGGTAGTGCACCACCAGGCTCTATCCCTCCCGCGGGGTACACGGGGTCGGGCCAGAAGAATAAGGCAGATCTTGCTGTGTGAACTCAGCTTCATGGTGCTCACCCGGTCGACGGATAACCCTAAATGCACCAAACGATCATCTCGGATACGGTCGTTATCTTACCGCACCCCCCCAAAAACCAAAAAAGGAAAAAACCACGCCATGATCGCCGCTAGGCTAGGTAGTGGGATGAATTCCGCCATCCGGCGAGAAGTCATGCAAAACCGCTGCAGGCCTACCGCCACATGGCGGGCAGGCTATCCCTGAACATATCATGGTCCGGGATCTTATCAAAACTCCAAGGATAGTTGATGAAATTGAACAGCTCATCTTCGCTGCATTCATAACCCAACTCCTTCATTGCGGTGAGCTCCTCCTGGACGGTCACGCCTGCGTTCAGCTCCCTGACGTGATTCCGCAC